TATTTCCGTCGCCAGCACCTCTAACAGCATCTGCTGTCATTACAAATTCGTTTTTAGATAATCTTGCAGGTACATCATCTGCTTTTTCTTTTTTACCAATTGGTACAAATCCACCACCTCTAAGGTCCATTTCATTGCCACCAAGATCCATGATACCGCCTTCAGCATACATAGGTCTCATAGATGCTATACCACCATAAGCAAAACCTTTGTATCCGTATCTATCTAGTAAACCATTAATCTCATCTTCGTCACCATAATTAATTTTTGTAAAGTAATCAAAAAGTTGTTGTCTTCTATCACTCTTATCTGTGATACCTTGATCATCTAATAATTCTTCTTGTAATTTAATTTGCTCTGAAATTACATCTATACCAGTTTGTGTACCAAGTAATTTAGCTTGTGTTCCTACGTCAGCTAAACTTTTAATACCTGATATATCTGGTTCTGCAATTTTAGCGGAAGCTTTTCCTGCTAGTTCTCCTATTTCTTTTATTATTCCTGTGCTTTCTCCAGCAACTTTCTCTGGACCTAAAGCAAAAGGACTTCCTGGTTTAGTTGCTAATTCTCTAAATCTTGTTCCTTCAGTTGCTTGTGATATACTACCTAAACCTTTTGATATAGCTTGAGGTGCTGCAGCTATAGAAGCTGTTTTTAAAATATCACCCACATCTGCTTCATCATCAGAAAGACCTTTATAAAGTCCTGCTCTTAAAAAAGAACCGGTTGCACTTTGTGCACCTAAAGCACCTAAACCTAAACCTGCTGCAGGAATAGCAGCAGCTATAAAAGGTAATGCTGGTCTAATTTCCTTTGGTATAATTTTTTTGATTCTTCTACGTATTTTTTTAAGTAATCCCATATTATTCCTTGTGTGTGATAGATAGCAAGTGGCTAGCTTGTAAGAAGCCTAATCTATCTAATTTACTTGTTTTTCTTACAATCGTCAATATACTATTCCTCGTCTTTATCACTAGCAGCGCCTATTAATGGCATCTTTGCTACCTTAATTTTAACAGATCTAGTAACATCATCAGCCACTGTACCTGTATCAGGGTTATTTATATCGTTTTGTGCCTCTTCATCAGAGCCATATTCTTGATTAGTTTTCTTGTTTCTTAGCACTACTTCTGCTTCACATTTAACAATAGGTACCTGTTTACCATCTATTGTTACATATTCTATACCACCTTTTTCTATAAACATATTAACTCCTATTGATTTCTAGCATTGATACCACAACATGCAACCTATTTCCAGTGGCTGCAGTGGCCTTTAATATTTCACTTTCTTGTAATACTAAGGGCTGTGTTAACAATTCTAATGTTTCATTTGCTGATATTGCTTTTGTTTTAAATAAACTAAATACAGCACCAGCTGCATCTGTAACTGTCAGGGTTATACTATCCGCGTTCCCCGAGTCTTCACTCACGATAATAGATTTAAGTATAAGTCTAGATGTAGAAGGAGCGGTAACAACGGTTGTTGCTGTGTTTGCTGTTAAATCTACTTTTGCGTTTTGATATATATTAGCCATTAGTTCATGAAGAAAGAAAATCTTTCTTGCTCCTGTTTTACTTCATCTAAGAATGTAGAGTTTAGTTGTTCTGTAATCGTGGTCAACGCTCTATTAATTTGTTTCTGGTTAGAGAAGTCATAGTCTTGTTTTGGTTCTGGTAATTTTATATTTATCTTTGCCATTATTCTGTTTGTCCTGGATCTAGATCATCTTGATAATTTCCAGCATCATCTATATTACTTGTATCAAACGTATCAGCGCCACCAGATCCATAATCTATGTATCCCATTCTATTTATTTCTTCTTGGGCAGCTTTCAACGCTGCTGCCCTAGCTAATTTTTCTTCCAATTCTAATCTTTTAGCATATGCTATTTCATTAGCTTTTTTAGTTGCAGCGATACCTTTTTGTACAGCAGGTCTTCTTACTGAATTTTCAAATATTGCTGCTCCTAATTTTGAACCAAATATACTTTGAAGACCTTTACTAATAGGTCCAAATATACCAAGTCCTGCTGTTTGACCTTCAATCTCTTTCATTTGTTGAGATCTTAAATCTTCTGGGCTAATACCTAAATCTTTAAAAAGACCTTCTTTTTCTAATTCTTCAAAAGCTTTGTCTTTTTCGTTTTTTCTTTCTTCTGTTTCGTAACCACTTGTAGGACGATTAATATCTCCTGCTAACATAGAACCTTGTCCTAATATTCCTGTTGGAGCAATACCTGTTAGTGATCCTCCCAATGTACCCAATCCTAAAGATTTTAAATTATCATCACTTAACGCAGATACTCCACCTAAAGCGAATAATTGTCTTGCTATCTGTGATCTTGTTATTGCCATTATCTTCTACCGTCCGGTCTTATATCTAAGTTAATTGTTCCAAAACGCCAAGATTCACTAGACGCATCGTTTTCTATCTTAATATTTGCATATCGTCCCCTAGCTCTTGTGTCAAATTTAAGACTACTAGATGTTACTGTAAAAGGGCTTAATGCTGTTGAACTACTTGATTGTGCAGGAAATCTTTTTACCGACATGGTTAGTTTTGCATTACCTTGTAGTGTTTTAAAATCAGGTATAAATCTTTTCATAGATAAGAAAAACTCTCCATCTGTTTCGCCTGTTTTTATATCAAAGTCAAATGATTGTATAAAAGAAGATACTGTCGTTGTGCTACCATCTGCATTTGATTGATCAGTTCCTACTTCATGTTCAAACAAAGTTGTCTGTCCTAATCCTGTTTGACCTATGATTGCAGGAAAAGCACCTGTACCACTTGATACAAATTTAGTTGCTGTTGGTTTTGGATATACGGAAGCATCAATCCAAGTTGTTCTAGTTTCTGTGCCTGTATACCAAACAGTATTTTCTCTTGAACTTTCACCGTAATTATAAACTACATACTTATCATTAAAATCTGCACCTGATGATGGATAGTACCAAACAACTTCTGTAAATAAATTATTTAATCCTGCTGTAACTTGTTGACCTTTTGTTACATCTATATTTTCATAAACATGATCTTCTACAGAACAAGATAACGTTTTAACTGTACCATCAAATAAGAAGAATCCATTTGGACTCATCCAATAGGCAATACCGTCAATTTCGACTGCAGCGTTCTTACCTATCAAACCACAGTTTGTACCTACTTGTTCAAAACCAAATGTAAAAGGAGCACCTACAAACTTCATTGTATATAGTGCATTGTCTGTCCAAATTAGAATTGTTTCTTTTGCTTTTAGTGCACCCATAATCTTTGTGCCATCTTGTAATCTTTGTGTGCCTGCTGTGTTGATTGCAGATGTGCCGTATGAGTTTATATCTTCCGCATCAGAAAATCTAATAAACATATTATCTCTTGTTGAACTTGTTCCTATTGTTGTTTCTGTTCCAAGATGAATTAAGTGTCTTGTAGTAGGTGATATTAAAGTTACTCTTGTAGATGTAGGGTTTGCACTTGTTGAAAAGTTTGTTGTAGTTGTAGAAGCTCTTGTTGTAAGTGCAGATGCAGCACCAGAGTTCCATGTAAATGTTTTTCCGTTTGCAATTGTTGCAATTAATACTTCACCAAAATTATCTAAAGACCACAATGCAGGTTCTAGTGTTATGTTAGATGCAGATGCAGCACTACCAAAACCACCTGTGCCCCAAGTCTCTAATCCCCAAC